TTTGGGTTTCTTTGTGCCTCGCCCAAAAACAAGCGTCATTCCACATACACTACCTTGCGCCTTTGCTTCTTGTGCGTATTTGTAAAGCTGTTCCGGTGTCATAATTTTTCCTCTGTAATTAGTTGCCGTATAACTGTCGCTTCAACTGGACGCGCTCACGCGCCAGTTAAGCTGGTGTTACGTGATATCGCCGTTCAGGTTTATCTTTTTACCTGCTGGCAAAGCATAAACGAACCCGTACTTGTCACGCTCAGGCTGCGCTATGCCTTGCTTGTCCTTCACAAGTCGAACTGGCATTGATAGCGGATAGCCGCCTATTGTTGCGAGTAGGTTAGGGATTTTCCCCTGTGAAGTTTGGGTCGAGTGCTGATCGTCGTTTCGGCAGTGAAGCATTAGGCAGTTTCCTTTATTTTGTTATTCATTTCGTCTTCGAGTTTTGCAAGTTCCAGCAAAAAAGAAGTAATTTCGTCTTCCATATCTTTAATGCGAGCATCATCACGCATAAACCGGATGCAGTGGTATTGCAATGCTGGCGGTAGTCTATCGTCATAGCTGACAAAGTCACACCATGCGCGGCCACTGCAAGCCATTTGCGCCAACATTTGCCACTGATATTCTCCTTTCGGTTTTCCGGTTCGCAGAAACTCGATGTGCGTGGCAGTGTTTGGGCATTTGATCTCTAGCAAACCATCACTACCGACAAGCCCATCCGGTGACGCACCAAAGCCGATAATTGAAACATGCTCAACCATGCCAGTCTCGGTAACAAACTCGCCAGCGTTCGCCTCATAGACAGCTCTAGCAGCCGGTTCTAATTCAGTGCCGCGCTGCATGGCTGCATTCTGGTACGATTCTTCACGCTTGCCGGTTAAGCGTTCGCACAATAGCTGCATCATATAATTGGTGCGGCTGGCAGAAACGCCGGTTTTTGTTTTCGCCATTACGTCCGATACTTTTGAGGCGGTTACCTTGCCAAGACGTTGCGCGAACCATTCTTCTGAGCCTTGTTCAATCATTGCGCCACTCCTTCTAAAACCACAGACTCGCTCGCTGCTTTTTTCAGGCTATCGCCATGCTCAAGCCAGAATGCCGTTTTCAGCTCGCCTTTTGGCAGCTTGGCAAATGCGGCGGTCAGACTATCCATTCCGTCCATAGCCGCGTCACGCATCGGCTGCAAGTGTTCAGATTCAAATGATTCAAGTGCTGGATTGCCACCTGTTGCCGGTGATTCCATTCCGCTTGCTTTATTGAACGGCACGTCTTGCGCTTCTTCTGAAACAAGCATACCGCCGATAGCAGCCGGATAAACTGCCCGCACACCTTCTGCAATAACACGCGCTCGCAACATGGCACGAGGGTAATTTTTCCAATTGTCTTTATTGGTCAAGCCTGCTTTTTTGGCTTGCTCAAAACTCCACTGGATACGCAAAGAGCTGCCCGCTGAATGCGAGAATGTAGCGTCTGCTACTGTCTCTGTCAGGTTGTGCCATTCCACAGTGCCGCCCATTTGCTGAAAACGCGCCATAACGCTATGCGTCTTACGACAAGCTCTGCCTTGAATAATGTCGTAGTCTTGCGTAATCGTGGCCGGATGGCATCCCTCAGACTGAGCAACCAGCATTAAAGCCAGTGCTTGTTCTGGTGTTTTCATGCCAAACAATCCAGACTTTGCCACTGCATCGGCCATAGTCTGCATATCAGAAAGTGTTGCCAGTTGCGTACTCATTTGTATCTCCTAGTATTGAATTGTTACGCCGGTAATCAGTTTTTTAGCTATCAGCGTTACGGCTAGTTTGGCGCATTCTTCTGTCATTCCGCCATTAGTAAATGCCGCAACCGCTGCATTATTTACTGATTTTTTATGCTCTTTGTCTTTTTCGCGGGCTTTCAATTCAGCGGCAGCTTGTGCTTTTTCGGTTGCGATTTTGTCACGCTCTGCCTGTGCTGCTTTCTCTGCGCGTTGTTGCGCTTCGATTGCTTCACGTTTTGACTGTTCGGCGGCTAACTGCAATTCCAGCTCTCTGCGCTCTGCCGCTGCTTTCACTTCGGCTTCACGCTTTGCCACTGCATCACGCTCTGCCTGTGCTGCTTTCTCTGCGCGTTGTTGCGCTTCGATTGCTTCACGTTTTGACTGTTCGGCGGCTAACTGCAATTCCAGCTCTCTGCGCTCTGCCGCTGCTTTCACTTCGGCTTCACGCTTTGCCACTGCATCACGCTCTGCCTGTGCTGCTTGTTCAACTCGGATACGTTCTGCCTCTGCAATCTGCGCGGCTTTGATTCTTTCGGCTTCTGCGGCTTCACGGGCAATTCTTTCTTCACGTTCAACTTGTTCACGCGCTGCGGCCTCTGCTCGCAAACGCGCAAGTTCGGCCTGCTCTGCCTCGTAAGCTTTGCGTTTAACCAGCGCATCATTCAAAGCGGCCAGTGATTTATCCCTTGCAATAATTGCTTGCGGTTGAAACTCTTGCCAGCTTTCATCCATAGGCAAAGCAGTCAAAGATTCAATATTGCTTTTCAATTCTTCTACGTCAAGGTCTGAGCATTCAAGGCGCAACTCAATCGAATATAGGCGATTCTTTAATTCAGCAACTCGTGATTCCTCTGCTTCTTCCCACTCTGTCAAGGGCTTGCGAACATCATCACGCAAGGCGTCAAGATAGTCGCGCATACGCTTACGTTCAGCGTCAACCAGTTTTGGCTGTTCTTTCAGTTTATCAACCAGCTCCTTTCCGGTTTTATCCAGATAGGTTTTTGACTGTGAAACTTTGTAAGCCATAGAAGCAATGGCATCGCGGCCTTTCTTTGTGCTAATGTCTGGCACGAAAGATTGTACTTCCTGCTTGATTTTATCAAGATACGGGTCGAGACCTTTATCAGTGGTATAAACAGCCAGCGCTGTTTCTGGTTCGATTACTACAAGTTCATTTGATTCAGACATATCTATCTCCTTTGTTGCGATCATTACACCCCATTAAGCGGGGAGGGTGTATTGTGGAATACCACTATTTCCGAACTTCATAGAAGTCGCATTTGCTACAGTTATACAGCCTCTCGCATCCAACAGCCGTAGACTGCTCTAAATCGTGGTCGCCATCGCAACAAAAAACTTCGTAGCTAAAACTTATGGTAGTAGTAAATTTAAATGATTTCTCACAAACTGGGCATTCTTGCTCGTGCGTATCCATATCGTTATAGCCATATCCATCATCATGATTTATTTCTTGCTCTTCGCCACAATACGGGCATTTAACATCACTCATAACTACCTCTGCAATTCACTGTAAAAATCATCCTCAGGATGCGGCAATAAAATACCTAAATCCTGCGCTGAAAACCTGTCTATCTGACTCATATACTCGCCCATCATGGCTACCGAGAATGTCTCAGAGCTTGTGCTGGTGAGTATCTTTACCTTAACGCCGCACTTTTCTACTTCTTCCCAAGGCAAAAACTTCTCCCTAAAAATATCGTGCATTTCGTCTTTAGTCGAACCGAGTTCATTACCGATTATCGTTAGCCATTTCCAGTACAGATTATTGGCTGGCAGCGAGCGTTGTTTCTGATACTTTTTAATGGTTACTACCCAACTCTTGCCCTCTACGCTCAAAGCCCGCACAAGCTCTGCTATGCGGTTTGCTTGCTCTGTAGTGTGTATCCGGTAGTCAGCCATTGCCAACACTTTCAACGTGATTCAAATACCATGCAAGCCGATAAAGCCGCTCGTTATTCATCACAACACCCATTCTCAGAGCGATTAAATCCTCTGCCAGTTCATGCTGGCCGGTATCAGTTAGATCATCAATCCAGCCCTGAATATCATCGCGCTGCATGATTGCGTTAATAGCCATATCTTTGTACAAAATCATCAAACTCTCCCATGATTTTCGTGATAGCCAAGCTCTTGTCGAAGCCTAACAGAACAAAAGCTAGCTGCCATAAATGCTAGATTATTTCCTCCATACTTTGAGTCTGAAAAACTTTTCTGCATCTGCTTTCCGTCATTAATTATATTAACTCTCCATGCCGCTTGTTTTGCTCTACGACTAACGCCAGTTATACCGCTAACATTATCTACTCTATTTTTAGTATTGCGCATATTATTTGTGTGACTTACGTCTCTTAAATTGCACCATCTGTTATCATCGCGCATGCCATTAATATGGTCTACTTCATATTTAGGGAATATGCCAGTCATGTAAATAAATGCCAACCTATGAGCCAAGTATAGCTTTTTGCCAATTCTTATTTGTCTATGGCCGTTAGTATTTATTGCACCTGCTTTTTCTATATCCTTAACATTAATTATTCTCGTAATACTTCCTGTTTCAGGATCATAATTAATAATTTTCTTAAGTTTTTCTTGTGTGAGCATATTATTTACTCTGTGCGTTTCGTTCATTATCGCTATTCAGCCGGTGCTGTTAATCCGTAATTGCCGCATTACCGCATCTTTTTGCGCTGGCTATTAACGTAACCGTTTCTCTCTTTCACAACCTGATAAACGTGGTCAAGGTTCTCGGGTAGCCAGAATGCTTCTAGCCAGTTACGCCGCATTTTATAATCAGCTGTCTCTAATCCCTTGGCTTCAAGTAGCGTATAGCTGCCATCGTGTTCGTGTACGCGAAAATCAACTTTGTGCGATACTTTCATGGCGCGTTTGCCGTGGCAGTCATATGCCCACATTTCTACCTTATACTGATTTTCCCAGTGTTTGATTTCACCGGCTTTCAGTCGTATATCAAGATCACGCGCTACACTAGCCTCGAATTTAGAGTCATATCGGTAGCCGTTGTATTCCGTCTTAATCGCGCCGTATTTGTTTATTTTTCGCTCAATGTAGGCCATTTATTTATTATCCATCACGTTATACCCCATGACGTTTTTCACTCTCTGAATTTCCAGTAACATATTGATAATCCTGAAAAAGCATAGGATGTTATACGCCAATAGGAATGTTATACACCATCCTTGGTGTCGATAAGGAGTTATACGGCAATTCTCGCGCTGCAATCACTGTTGTCGCATGGCCCAGAAGAATAATCGCCGCATTCGCTTCTATCGCAGATACCACCATTAACATCAAATGCAACTTTCTTTCCGTTTTCGTATTCTAAATATGCCCAATCGTCAATACCTAGATTACACTTCCCGTATCTGGCAATTTCTCTTTCAGCCAATGTGGAGTATCTTGCAATATCTCCAAGCGGCAGATTGTCCTTTTCAATTTTAGCCATCGGGCCAAGAGTTACCTTAAGATAGTGGGCGGCCCATCCTGAAAGCCCGCACCCACCTATCTTTTTCCATTCTTTCCATGTCATTGTTTTAGCGTTTGCAGTAAGCCTATAAACGTCTGTCATAATAAATCCTCTGTAGTTAGTTGCCGCATAACAACTCATTCAACCGGACGCCTACGGCGCCGCTTAGCTCAAGGGTTATACGTCACTGCTGCGTACCGGATTTCTTTTTCTGCGCCTCCAAGTGACTTCATCGGAGCCTTTCCAAAAACTGTAATCACTCATATTTCCAGCGATGTAGGTACCTAGCTTTATAAAAAAGCACCCGACTGTGCCGCGAATATCATCTTCAAATCTGTTCCACTTTGCTCTCATGCTGTATTTCATATCGTTTCCTCAGTTGAAAATTAAATGACGTATAACAAGGCCATTAAGGCCGTTCGTTTCACTCACTGGACTCGCCGCAAGCGGCTCGCCCCTTATGGCCGCCGTTAGAGGGCATGTTGCGCCTCTGCATCACGCATAGCCATGTCAAGGTGGCCGCGTATTGCCTGCGCTGCAAAATGCTTGCCCTGCTTAAATGTTACTTCCAGCATCTTTTCTATGGTTCTGAACTTCTCGAAGCTATCCAGATCCATCTTGTACTCCACCCCTTCGATCATAAAAATGGCTTCGCCGGTTGTGTCTTCAGTATTTCCTTTCCATCTTGATGTCATAAATTGCCCTCTAACAAATCGTTCAAAGTCGCTCGTTCCTCGCTGGACTCGCCGCAAGCGGCTCGCCCTTTAACTTATCCGTTATGTACCTCAATGCCGCGCACTCTCCATCTTTCGTGGCACAAAGGAGAATGGCCGCCCTTCCCGTACATAAGATTTCTATTTCTTTCGTCGCGCCAGCGTCTATTGGCTTCTAGTGTCATGGCTTTAAACGCGCCTTTTCTTGTTGAGTGCAGCGATACAACACTGAACGCTGATTCATACACGCACCCGCACCACTCAAATGCGAAAACCTCGGTGCATAACTTGTCGTTCAAGCCGACTCGCTCACTCTGTTCGCTCACTGCTTAACTCCGGTGTTAGGGCGCATCGCGTACATCGAGCTTTCCATGCCGTTTTGCGCCAAGATCAATCCCGAGATAGCCAGCGGCATCAATGATTCCCTGCTCGGCAAATTGCGGGAAATCCATTGCATGCTCCGTATCGTGCGGCTCCAGTGGCAAGCCAGCCTGCTCTCGAATGTTCTTAATTGCGTAACGCAATGCCATAGCAGCTCCGTCGAGCGCGTCTGCTGTTACAGTAAATGCCTTCGTTGGGGCGTGGTATTTCATGTTTCCTCCAAGTTGCGCCCTAACAAGGCGCTGAACGCGGACGGCTTTCAGCCGCCCGTTAGCTTCGTGTTAGGTGCCTGTAATGCCAAGATGGTCAGTAAGTCGGAAAGCCGCCCCTGTTGTCGGCCACGCCTCCCACTTTCTAGCCAGCTTGTCTGTTTCCGCAATGAAGTACCGCTTGCGAATGTTTCCGCATACCGCCCGCTGGTGCATCACGCCTTCATAGTGCTGCGGGTTATTCATCACCCGCTCGCACTCCCATTCCATCAACTTGCTTTTGAAGGCACCTAACAAGGCGCTGAACCTCGCTTCACTTCGTTACGCTGGACAGCCGCAAGCGGCTGCCGGTTAGCTCTGGGTTATGCACCATACAGCGCATGTCCGTAGTAATCGTCGCTTTGGTATCCGCATACAGGTTCTTGCGGTTTATCTTTCACTGTAGACGCTTTCACGATCTGAACAAAACACTCATATAACCAGTCGTCATTATCCTTTCCATTTGTTCCGTGAACGCCAAGCAAACCTGCATTGCAGGCTATTTGTAATGCAGTTTCTTTATCAGGCATATTTATAGTAATCATGATCTTTTCCTATAGGTGAGCTTTGTTTATGCGTCAGTTTCATCAAGCCAGTCTTGTGCGTCTTCCAGTGTTTCAAAGCCGCCTTGCACTAGCGCATGGTTATCATAAACTTCGTAGCTTGCATCTTCTGGTGCTTGCTGAATCCAATAACCTTTGTAATTCATAAATACCTCTGTAATTTCTGTTGTATAACTACGCGGTCAAGCGGACTAAAGCCGCTTACCGCAGTGTTATGCGTCAATGCAGTTGTATCTGGTTTCGGTTTCATCATAGTCGTGCGAGTCTTCGGCTTCTTCCACAGTCATTACCGTTAGGCGTATTGGCTTACCATGAATCGTGCCTATAAAAACGGCTGTCTCCAAGCATCGCCCACCCGTTTCATCTGCCAATGTTTTTAATACTTCTTCCAGTTTGTCCAGTTTTATGTCTACGTCATATTTGCTCACAATGTTCTTCCTCTGTGGTTGTTTTACGCATAACAAGTCATTGAACGCGGCTCGCTACGATCACCTCAATGAACCATTACCAGACTCAACTCTGAACGATGCACAAGTGCTGCACCATCCGTAATTACCACTATTGCATCGTTAAATCATCTGCCCATGACGTGTCAGAATGCTTTGATACAAACGATTCGCGCCATGTTCTATCAGTATGTTGCTGCACAAACGACTGCATGACTTTAAGCGTCGATGAATCAGGATAAACGTCAGCCCATCCTTTATCGCCATTGATAATAGAGCGCTCTAGCAATAGATTAGGACAGTGGCCTTGCAGCTCTAGCCTTGACAGCTTGTTAATCAAACAAGTAAGTCCACGCTGCGTTATAGGCTTGCCTTTCTCTGCCCGCATATCGACAAAGGACTGGAGTAGTGTGCGGTCTATGCTGTCTTGCAGGATTAGGGGGATAATCACGAGAATAAATCCTCGTTGTATCGCGTGGCATCCTCCATATTTTTCACGGCTTGATCGAAATATGATGGTTTTAATTCTGAGCCAATAAAACGTCTGCCCATTTTTACAGCGCAATATCCCTCACTGCCTACGCCTAGAAACGGACTGAAAACCAGATCATCGGGTGCGCTCCACAATTCCAATGCGCGTTCAATTACATCCAGCTGCAATGGGCAAATATGCTTTACATCATCCTCATCCCGCGCTTCCCGATAGTTAAGCGTCCGAGTCTGGTTAATATCAAACCATACCGGCGATGCGTAACGCTGCCACATTTCAACTGGGAATTGTTCTGGTGTATGCGATATTGGCACAACATTAACGCCCGGCTTTCTCATCACAATAAGATAATCAGCAAGCCCCTGACGACTCATTGACGAGTCTTTTTTAATTGTCTTGTGCAACAATCCAAGCGCCTTGGTACGTTGCATTGCCACTACGGGATCTTTCCAGATACAAACCTCAGAGTGATAAATCCAGCCTTTCGATTGGAACATACGGATAAGATCGCCTCGAAAATCCTTGATTCCAATAAAGCCATCATTGGTTTTTGACGTGGTAAGCTGCATACAGTGAACGGCCATCAATCTTCCCGGCATTGTTATGCGGTACATCTCATCTACAAGATAGCTAAAGTGCTGACTGAAATCCTCATAGCTTTTATTGTTTCCCATATCGCGGTCACTGTTTGAATATGTGAACAATGACGAAAACGGCGGCGAGTAAATTGTAAACCCTACGCTATCGGATTCTATTTCCTTTGCCAGCTCAATACAGTCGGCATTGTGCAATGTATAGCGATCTTTTTCTAATACCCGTCTTGCATAATCATCTTTCTGTTCTGCAATGCCGAATACTTCATTTTTTGTATAGGTAGCCATGTGTTTTACCATCTCCGCGCTCATTATCTGGTTTTGTATATCTTTGCGTCTGATATTTTCCACTACTGCACCTTCGCTTTCTGCGCTGATAACGTGAACATTTACAGATTCCTTCTGGCCGAATCGGTAGAATCTGCGAATAGCCTGATAATACATTTCCCATGAATCGGACAGACCTACAAACGCAGTATTGTTGCAGTGCTGCCAGTTCATGCCATAGCCGCAAACCGAAACCTTGCTTAAAAGTATAGGACTAATATGCGCCTCCCATCCCTTAATTCTTTTTTCCTTTTCATCGCTTGATAATGTTCCATAAACCGATAAACATAAATCCTTAAAAATATCCTCTAATTTATCTTGCTCCTCGTTTCTATTGCACCAGAAGACGAACGATGGCAATCTAAATAAAGTATTGCTTTCTTTAATAGCTCTATATCGTCTTTGAATTTCCCTAGCCCCATGTTGCAATTCGAGCAGAGTATACCCCTCACGATTCCAGTCGAATGGCAATGATCCACCATAGGAAACATCTTCACATTCTCCATATTCGAGTACCCGCATATCTTGCAAGCATTCCCCTGTATTTCCATCATTTCCGATAGATTTTTGCTCGTTATTCCATATTTCGATAGGCGCTGATTCTTTTTCTTTTCCGGATTCCGATATAGCCAGTCCCTCGATTTCTTCTTCACTTCCTCCCTGTATTGTTGATCCGATGCATATTTCTTTTTCTTCTTTTCGTTGGCTTCCTTTTGTTTTTCCGGTTACTTCTTCCATTTCCCCAGATTTTCCAGTCTGTATTTCTTCATGTAATCCTTTCTCGCATTCGTATCTGTTGTCGATTGCGCGTTTCTCTTTTTCCTGTATTCCGCATCCGATTTTGCTTTCAATCGTCTGTTTTCCGCATATTCCTTTTTCCATGCCATTATTGTCACCGATGCTAGATTCATATTCTGCCAGTTTAACATCAAAAAACTTCAACGCAACACTGGCAGCCTTAGCAACGCGATCATCTATGCTTTCTTTTCTGGCTTTATTCCGATCCATCAACCCAACCGCAATATCAGCAAACAGCCCATCAGTAGTTTCTGACTCTACTATATGGCTTTCAATAATCAATTCTGGCAGTAGATAACTTGAGCCATCAAATCCAAGATCAGCCGGTGATTTTATAACGATTGCCCAAGTTGCCAACCATTCCCAAAACTTTACTTTACCATGACCCTTTAGTATCCATGTTCCAGTATCGCCAGCATCGTTGATAAAAAACATCGCCAGCATTTCAGTAATCGTTACAATGCCTAACCACTCTGCCTGATTGCCTATCTCCATAAAGTCATTGGGTGATGGCGTAGCGGTACATGATAATCGGTATTTAACATTGCGGCATGAATCTATAAGCGCGTTTCTTGTTTTTCCATCGCGGTTTTTTATGATGCTGGATTCATCAAGCACGATACCGATAAACGATTCAATATCAAAATGCTCTAGCATTTCGTAGTTTGTGATGTTTATGCCGGATTTAATATCATCTTGCTTTCTGCAATAGTTTACTTCAATGCCAAACTTTGCAGATTCTTCTACTGTCTGGTGCGCTACACACAAAGGAGCGAATATCAATACATCGCCGCCTGTATGCTTGCACACTGCATCCGCCCATGATGTCTGCATGAGTGTCTTGCCGAGACCTGTATCTGCGAATATAGCGGATCTGCCACGGCGCAATGCCCACTCTACGATAACTTTTTGAAAGTCGAACAAATTAGGATTAAGCGATTCTGCTTTGAATCCAGAAACGTGCGGGATTATTTTCTTTGCATCTAAAAAATCATCATAACTCACACTTGCCGCCATGTTTTGTAACTCCTGATTGCTTCAATGGTGCGAATATGTAAACCATGCTCGCTTGATTGGTATTTAGCCGTAATACCGTTATCCGCCTCAATCCGTATTTTCCGCACAATTTCAGGGTTTACTTTTGCGTGCGGTAGTGCGTTGCCTCGTTTGGCAAACCGCATAGCGTCTGATAAGTACGTATTGCGATCTATGTTGTGCTTTGATCCTTTGCGGTTATAGGTATCGTTTGGGTCGATGTAAACCATTTGCATTCCTTTTGTAAAAGTTTTACAGGTTATCGGCCTTGGCTATTGCAAAATCCTGACACGCTACTAATCCTCTGCTATAGGGTTCGCCGTTCCAGTAGTAGACGTAGCCGCCTTGTTTACCACACTCGCAGCGCTGATAGTCGAGCTTGTGCTTTCCCTTGTTATGTATTTGAGTTGCCGGTTTCGTTTCTAGTCCACAAGTGCATTGCATATTGTCTCTCCATTGTTAGGTAATAAGTTATAAGCATATTGGTGAAGTTGGGTGCTAGTAGCAAAAGCACTCTAACCCAACAGTTAAGAGGGTTAGTGTTCTGCTACCAAAGCATTACAAGCATAATTGGAGCCAGCCGGTATGCGTCGTAGTCCTGCGCAGTCTTATCTCTTGCAGGATGGAAAGCGTATCGCAATAAGCGCGACCACAGTTAAAAGGTTGCAATCCCACGGGTTATTAAGCCGTATCACTCTTGACCTTCCCCGCTTGCTCTGTGTGCCACGTAGCGGGATTGTTACCGATAACGCGCCGGTATCCCGACATTATCAGCCTGTCATTGGTAATTAGTGCGAGTGCTAGGATTACTCGCTCAATCCACTAGCTGGATTACCAAATAACGGACAACAAAAAAGGCGCTCTATGGATGATCTGTTGCGCGGATTCAGTGTAAGCCACCTAACCCAGACCATCTATATAGCGCCCTTCTTGTCACGCGCAACCATGACGCGCTTATGGTTTCACTATTTCGTTTGCTTGTCAACTGCTATCTGTTATAATTGTTTCGCTTACTTCTAATGGCTTAGTCATAAGCAACCGCTACCGGCTCTAGTGTTCTGTCAGCAAACTTTGTGCGTTGACTGATTGATTAAAACCTATCCGGTAGCACCTTTTTACAGATAGTCATTCCACCGATTACAGATAAAATTATTCCGGTGTGATAGCAAAGCCTTATCTGGCAATCCTTTCAGGCCGTCATGCCGATATAACTGTGATAGTCATGTATAGAGAATTATCCATTAAGAACCCCTTCCGTGGTTACTGTGGTAGCCTAATTTCTCTCTCATGGTAATAACATATTTTTTAGCCTCTGCGAAGGATTTTTCTTTACTACCATACTTTGAATCTGAAAATGATGTATGTACCTGCTTGCCATTTATACAGACACTTGCACGCCATGCCGCATTAATTGTGTGTCTGCTAACTCCAATTGCGCCGGATTTATTCGTGTTGGGTATCTTTCTATTGCGAAGATTCTCTGCCCGCGTTGATCTTCTAAGGTTTTCCCATCGGTTATCAGATCTTATTCCATTGATATGATCAACATCGTATTCTGGAAATTTGCCATTCATATAAAGAAACGCAAGGCGATGCGCCATATAACCTCTAGAATCAATCCCGATAGTTCGGTAGCCGTCGGGTTTTGAACAACCTGCCATGCTTCCAATGACCACCCGCAAACCTTTATTTACAAGCCATGTAAAAACCCCAGTATCGGGATTGTAATGAAGTATAGATTTAAGTTTTTTTTGGCTAATCATATTTAAACCACCTTTATAATGCTATGCACGTCACGCTGATAATGCAATGTCAGTGTACACAAGCCGGTACTGCCAAGCGTGACGGCCTTTAGGCGCACACCCGACTAGCTTGATACCTTCTTTCGCCAGTCTAGGGCGCACAGTGTCGCGTATTCTTGCACTGATAGCTGCCTCACTATGCCATGCGCTGAAATACTCTACGCAGGCTTCACGGATTTCATGTAAGTACATCGGGCGATTCTCGCCTTTGAGTACGCGGATGATATGATCTGATGCGGTTAAGTTTTTCATGCCATTCTCCTTTGCAGTGATAGAATCTTACCAAGTTGTTGCTCTGCCCCTGCATACGTCATCCAGCGGCTATAGCGAGCACCTTTACAGTCAAGGATGCACCACTCGAAAGCTAGCGAGCCGTCCTCGTTTACATGCGTAGCGCGGTTCTGTAGGTGGAGTCTCATACTAGCCACTTACGCTGCAGCCAAGCCTGACACAGTGAATTGATAACATCGGGCTTTTCATACACGCGCTCTGCCTGTGATACCTTGCGGCGTTCTGCGTTTTCCTCGCTGCATTCTGTACAATACCGACTAGCTAGATTGGCAAACGCGGTAGACTGTTTATACTCCTTGCACTGGCGACACTTGCGCGGCTCTTTCGCACGTTTCTCAGCGTGGTAAAGTTTGTCGCAAGCTTTGCAGTATCCGTTGCTGGCAAAGTTGGCACGATTGCGCAGGCTTGCACATTTAGGGCAACGCTTCATCATTGATTCAGTCATACCGCCACCTGCAAAGCGTGAGAGGATGCCAGCTCGAAAATGTGAGCGTTATCCGGCCAAGTTTCTTTCGCTACCTTGATAGCGTTACGATAAGCTTCCTGAGGCGTTGAACCGTATGCGCCTACTGAGCGTCTACCGTTCACGCGGATAAGGTGTTGGTGTTGTTCATTTGGTTTCATGTTGTGGCACTCCGTTAAGCTCAAACTCTATGCGGGCAAGATCGGCCAGCTCTTTAAACTCGTCAGCTCTGTGTTCAGGTATCCACAGACTAACCTTGATCATGCCGCGCTCTAGCTGCTTTGCCGCGTATCGTTCCACTGACACACGCTGCGACAGTGGAGTGAGTAGTCTGTGTTTAGTAGTCATCGCTAGTATCCCAACATCCAGCGGCATCCATTTCTGCTAGTATGGATTCATTATTAAGAAGCTCACAGCTCGTGACATCAATATCGCCTAGCATTATTTTGCGGATACCAAGGCTTTCGCCGTAAAGCAAATAATGCACTTCAAAGATAACCTGATTGCCTTTTTCGTCTTCCATTACATAGTCAAATGTGTACATATTAGAAGCCTCCAGTTTGCGAAACGATACTGACACACACCACTACTAGCGTGATAGCACATAGCACGGCGACATAGCCGATGTATTCCAGAGTAGAAGGCTGTTTGATTGCAGCCGGTTTGTTTGAGTGGTGCATTGCTTTGAAGTCGTGCATGTGTGTTTCTCCTTCTCGGCCCGCCCTGCGCTGACCATGTGTTCACTATATATGAATCATTTAGCCGCGCAAGCCCTTTGTAGGTTCGGATTGTACTTAGTTGCCAAGGGGCAGAATGTGCTATTATTGCGGTGTGATTAGTTGCTGACCGTGAAAGTCGGAAAGCTGAAACGGACGATGGTAAATTGCCGGTAATTGATCACACTACAGACTTAAAGCTATTGGCATGGTCAGCGCGGACAAATGGGCAGCAACCCTACCGACCATCATGCAAGTGGCGCTGGATACGCGGCCAGTGCGAACCGTCTAAACAGTAGCTTTAATTGTGTGGTGAAAGTGATGCTAACCCGCCGAGATATAGGTTGTGATTCCTACGGCCACCACACTTCAATCAAAGGAGAAAGCCATGATAACCACGTTCAACCTCATTCTGGCCGGTCTTCTAGCCTGCGCTATTGTCTTGGTCAGCTTCTTCCTGGCATTCATGGACGGCGCAAAGCAGTACGAGCGGCCCGAGTTCAAGCGAGAGCTGCACAGTGACGCTAGGGGCAAGGATGTATTTTACCGTATGCAAAACTCGGATGAGTAAGACGATGCAATACGCGCACAAGGTTAAGTCTCACCGGCCAAAAGGGTCAATGTGTACGGCTTGCAAATTCGCCACGTTTAATTGTAGTGGGTTTGACTTCAAGCACATGCCAGTTATCGGCAAAGACTCTGATGGCATTGTGATAGTTAAGTGCAGCGAGTTTAGAAGCTGGGAAGTAAAATAGGTGTAATCCACAATACCCAATCATCCCCCGATAGCGACAATGACTGAACACACAAAGGAGAAACACAGTGACTGATTTAACAATTGCCAAGTTCTGCGCCAAACACAATGCCTGTATATCTGGCAGAGTATGGGCATTAGAAAACTGCAACAGTATGCAAGACGCATGGAAAAAGCTTCCTTGGAATTATCTAACATGGACAGCTAGACAATCTGGTGTTCTGACCGATATGGAATTGCGCCGTTACGCTATTTTTTGCGCCCGTCAAGTCCAGAGTCTTATGGAAGATCAGCGCAGTGTCCATGCTATTGATGTGGCTGAAAAGTTCCTTAATGGAACAGCAAGCAAAGCAGATTTGAAACAAGCGCAAGACGAAGCTAGAGAGGCGCGTGCTGCTGCTGCTGCTGCTGATGCTGCTGCTGCTGCTGCTGCTGCTGATGCTGATGCTGCTGCTGCTGCTGCTTATGCTGCTGCTGCTTATGCTGCTGCTGCTTATGCTGCTGCTGCTGCTGATGCTGCTGCTGCTGCTGCTTATGCTGCTTATGCTGCTGCTGCTGCTGCTTATGCTGCTGCTGCTGCTGCTGATGCTGCTGCTGCTGATGCTGCTTATGCTGCTGCTGCTGCTGCTGCTGCTGCTGATGCTGCTGCTGCTGCTGCTGCTGATGCTGATGCTGCTGCTGCTGCTGCTGTGCGTCAAAAAGTCCGCGCAGCTCAGTGTGAATGGTTGCGCGCCAACACAAAGCCAAATTTTACCTAATGCTAATTCTCACACGTAAAGTAGGCGAACGCATAAGGATAACCACCACGGACGGTTATATCTGGCTGACTATGTGTGATGGGTATATCGAGGTAGACGATCTGTCAGGACTTGAGCCGCTAAAATCGGATATGGATAGCAATGTGATACTGCACTATCCAGATGGCGATGTAGAGGTTGTGATGTTCGAGACTTACAGGACAACGCTAAACAAGCGGATCGGGATAATAGCGCCGGATGCGTTTTTGATACTGAGAGAAGAATTACTTACACCAGAGGAAAGATTATGAGTGAAATAGAGCAATTTATAAAAGCAATAGGAATGGTTGCAACAGTACAAGCAGCCCACTATCTGAAATTATTAGAAGAGGGCGTTTCGGAAGAATCAGCATCAAATATTGTAGGCAAGCAATATGGTGAACTATTAGGACAGACGATTTCTGCTGCATCGGTGAGACAACATGATTAACCCAACAAGTTTATGGATAGGTGTTTTTGTACTGCTTGCCATTGCGGTCATAGTGCTGTTTGTGCGTGGATGTCTAAGGTCTGATGCGCCTGATGATGATATGATTACATTGCCGGAAATAAGCATTCAAAGCTATTCAACGGACGCTGAGAGTATATCTAAAGAAATCGATAGAATTATGCCTGAATTAGCAGCTTCGTTTAGAGTTCCTGAATATATGCTCCGTGGTGAGTCAAATCCTATACCTAAAGGCTGGCAACCCCATGCGGGCGATGGTATGCCCGTTCCCGTTGGAACAAAAGTAGCAGTGATGTTCAGGGATGGGGAGATAACCATGGGTGTATCTGCTGAGGAGTGGGATTGGAGATATAACCACGACGAACCAATGGACGGCGATATTCTGGCATGGAGGGTAGCGTGACTTTCCACAGTTTAAGCGTATAATCGCACTATCTGGAGTAATCTAATGGTGTTGTGTGAGTGATATAGAGGATGATGAACAAGACAGGGGCAGTAAGATGCCTCCTGTTATCAGTGATCCGCTATGGAAGCGTGTAGGGGCTGGCCGCCCAAGCCTATTCAATACACCAGAAGACCTATGGCAAGCAGCTCTTGAGTATTTCCAATGGGCTGAGAATAACCCACTATGGGAAGCAAAGGCATTCAGCTTTCAAGGCGGAAGCTGGCTAGAATACCTACCAAAGCTAAGGGCTTTTACCTTTGATGGCTTTCAGCTACATGCTGGTATATGCGATCAGACATGGCGAAACTATAAAAACAAGGAAGAATTTTTTGGGGTCGCAAGCAAAATAGAGAAGTGCATACGTGATCAGAAGTTCTCTGGTGCTGCCGCTGACCTATTGAATGCCAACATCATAGCCCGCGACCTTGGCTTAAAGGATAACGTGGTGAATGAGGTAACGGCCAATATCAAGGCTGAGACCATATCGGCTACGGCTACCCCACAGGATGCGGCTGACGCTTATCAACGGTTAATGCGTGGCGGCTAATGCCATTGCCGTTTGCGTTTGACTTCAAATCCCCAGACTATACATCCGTATTCTGTTGGCGAGCTGAAAGATTAGCGGCAATACGCAATGAGCCTAAATCACTTCCTGCACTGAAAGCCTATTACAGAGACCATCCTGCCCAGTTCATTATTGATTGGGGGATGACTTACGACCCCCGCAACTCAGCTAGGGGATTGCCTAATACATTGCCGTTCCTGCTTTTCCCCAAACAGGAGGAATTGGCAGACTGGATACTGGAAAGGTGGCGAGCTGGTGAACCGGGCTTGATTGAGAAAAGCCGTGACATGGGTATATCGTGGCTTGTGATGGCGTTGGCTTGTACCCTGTGTTTGTTCAATCGTGAGTTCTCAATCGGTTGCGGTTCACGTAAGGAAGATTTGGTTGATACCCTTGGCGATCCAGATAGCTTGATGGAAAAGGCGCGTATGTTCCTTGAGCTATTACCACTAGAATTCAGGGGCGGTTGGAATCGCAAGAATGACAGCGCCTTTATGCGACTGACCTTTCCAGAGACAGGCTCAATATTCACCGGTGAGGCTGGTGACAATATCGGACGAGGTGGTAGACAGTCTATCTATCTGGTTGATGAGGCTGCGCATTTGGCTAGACCTAAGCTGGTCGATGCATCCTTATCGCAAACAACTAATTGCCGGATTGACCTGTCCAGCGTAAATGGCAGGGCTAACTCATTTGCTGAAAGGCGATTCTCTGGCAAGATTCCTGTCTTTATATTCGATTGGCGCGATGATCCACGTAAAGACGAAGTGTGGTATGAGAAACAGGTATCAGAGCTTGATCCTCTGATTGTTGCACAGGAAATAAACAGGAATTACTCAGCATCAGTCGAGGGTGTCATTATTCCGTCAGAATGGGTGCAGGCCGCTATTGATGCCCATATCAAGCTAGGGATTGAGCCTACAGGTACTCGTCATGCCGCCCTTGATGTTGCCGATGAGGGCAGGGATAAAAATGCACTGGCAGGCAGACATGGCATTCTATTGGAGTCCGTTGAAGAGTGGTCTGGTGTCGGGATTGACCCCTTTCAGACTACGGCCAAGGCTCTGGACAAGTGTGTCAGTGGCGATTACTGGACAATGTACTATGATGCAGATGGCATAGGATCTGCTGTACGTGGTGATGCAAATGTGATAAACCAGAGGCGCAAGGAATCTGGCCAAAAGATTATCAACGTACAGCCGCACCGTGGCTCTGGTGAGATATATGACCCAGAAAGCGAAATGGTTAAAGGCCGCAAGAATAAAGACTTGTTCAAAAACTACAAAGCACAATCATGGTGGGCGCTCCGTATTAAGTTCCAGAAAACCTATAATTGGGTAGTGAACGGCACAGAATGCGACCCTGACGATATTATCTCTCTCAGTTCAAAAATCCCGATGTTGGGTAAATTAGCGGTGGAATTGTCACAAGTTACCTCATACCTTAACGAATCTGGTAAAATACTGATTGACAAAGCTCCTGAGGGTACAGTATCCCCTAACCTTGCAGACGCAGTTGTGATAGCCTACGCCCCACGTAACAAAGGCATGAAAATCAGTAAAGACGCAATCAGCCGCATACAGGCCGCTGGCAACCAGAAACGAAGGTGAGGCAATGGCAAAGAAACTCGTTAAACCTGTGAAAGTGGTTGAGCCAGTACAGAAGGTTGAACCAAAAGACAAAAGCGCAAATATGCGCGTGATGACCAGCCGCATTAAAGCTAGAATGCCTGACAAGGTTGACAAGTACGCCTACCCTATCAAGCCGCCTGAGATTCTTCCACAGGTTATCCCCAAAGGTGAATCAGCGCCGGTTATGGCTACAGATAACGTCGCCTACAACTATGGCAACTTTTTCCAGAATACTATTGCCTGTGGCGGCTTCCCCGGCTTTCCCTATCTGTCACAGCTTGCAACCAAGGCAGAATACCGCGCCTTCGCTTCGACCATATCGACCGAGCTTACCCGCAAGTGGATAAAGTTTGTCAGCACAGGTGGCGATGATGATGCGACAACCGAGAAAATCAAAGCTATCAATAACGAGTTTGAGCGTTTAGGCATTCGTAACACGTTCCAGATGGCCGGAGCGCATGATTGTTTCTTTGGCCGCGCACAGATTTACATTGGCATTAAGGGGCAAGACAAGACTGCCCCATTGATATTGGACAAGCGCACTATTCCCCTGAATAGCCTTGAGCGCATTTGCACAGTCGAGGCATTGTGGACCACCCCTGCTACATTCAATGCCAATGACCCTACAGCGCCGGACTTCTACAAACCTCCTATGTGGTTCATGCTGGGCGAGCAAGTGCATGCCAGCCGATTGATGACAATTATCACGCGCCCTCTTCCTGATATGCTTAAGGCGGCATTCAACTTTGCCGGTATATCTCTGAGTCAGTTGGCAGAGCCTTATGTTGATAACTGGCTGCGTACTCGTCAGAGCGTCAGTGACCTACTCAATAACTTTTCTATCACTGTGCTACAGACCGCAATGGATGAGGTATTACAGGGTGAGGATATGGGCGATACGGTCATAGACCGCGCCAATCTATTCACGGCTACACGCAGCAATCTTGGCTTGATGATTCTGGATAAAGAGCGCGAGGACTTATTGCAAGTCAATACCCCTCTATCCGGCTTACATGAATTACAGGCTCAGGCCTTGGAGTTTCTCTGTGTAGTGTCTCGCATCCCGTCTGTGATACTGACAGGTATATCGCCGGGTGGATTGAATGCGTCAAGTGACAGCGAGATACGGGTATTTTATGACTGGATAGCAGCTAACCAAGAGGCATTCTGGCGCGACCCGCTGGAAGTGATTATGAAAGTCGTGCAGCTTTCCCTGTTTGGAGAGATTGATCCTAACATCACGTTCATATTTGAGCCTCTGTATGCCATGACCGATAAGGAAAAGGCAGAGATTGAGGAAACCAATTCTCGCACTGCTACCAACTACGTGAATGCAGGTGTTGTGGATACTGAGGAATGCAGGCAGATGCTTGCAGATGATCCTGATAGTATTTTTCAGGGCTTGGACATGACAAAGCAAGTAGAGCCACCTGATGAGGCTGGTAGCGTTGAGCTTGAAGGTTTAGAACCTGACAATGCCAGCGTCTAAGAAACAGGTCAAGACAGCAAAGGCAGTACACCCCAACAAGGGGCTAGAGATAAAGTACCGCGCTGCCATGCAAAAGCTGATTGCTGAAATGCAAGGCAGTATTGAGTATTGGGTTAAGGCTGCTTATCGTGACGAGCCGCCACGCATGACCAAGCTGGTTGACATGGCTAGTGATGCTGCACCTTCAAAGAAAATGGCAAAACGGTTGAACGAGCTGACTAGCAAATGGATTGAGGTATTCTCTGAGCGAGCGCCCAAGATTGCTGAGACTTATCTGCGCTCACAATTCAAAGCCTCAGACAGTGCTTTTCGTTCTGCATTGAAAGATGCGGGATGGTCTGTCGAGTTCACTATGACCCCGACAATGCGTGATGCTTTCGAGGCTTCACTAGCTGAGAATGTTTCGCTGATTAAATCAATACCAGAGCAATACTTGAAACAGGTTGAAGGTACAGTGATGCGGTCATATACTGCTGGCCGTGACCTTGCGACCATGACCAAGGAATTACGTGAGCTTTATCCAAAGGCATCCGGACGGGCTGAATTGATAGCCCGCGATCAATCGAATAAAGCTAATGCAGTAGTGAATCGCGCAAGGCAGTTGGAGTTAGGGCTGACCAAGGCAATATGGCTGCACTCACACGCTGGCAAGCATCCCCGCCCTTCCCATGTTGCTGCTAATGGCAAGGAATACGATATTGCTCAAGGGTGTCTGATAGATGGTGAGTACATCTTGCCCGGTCAAAAAATAAACTGCAGGTGCATAGCTCGTCCGGTACTTCCTATCTAGCAATAGCCAACTTATTTAGAGGATAAACATAGTTTACCACTACGTGGCAGGCTGAAAGTATACACAACTTGCTATGCTCTAATTTTTTAGACTCTGTAATGTTGTTGCTTGGTAGCTCAAGGTTAACTAAAACCTGCCATTCAGGAAGTTCGTTACCAAAACATATCTTGGTGAAAGGATTGCCCATATCCTCTTCTTTAAGTATTGCCACCTCAATAGCAGATACAAAATCATCCCATGCTTTTCCATTGCTTACCTCTGGTATATCCAGTCCTATTCTGTGGACTTGCAATCCAGATACCCAGTTAACTTTCATTTGTTTTCTCCAATAGGAGGCTCAGGCAGCGGCATCCAGTGCGAAGCGCGAACCGTTCCATCATTAAGAAAAATAAAGGGGAAACCATCTCTGTCACAATCGCCGCTCAAATATCCAGACGATAAAAATGCTTCACCATAAATTGGCGTGCAATACAGCAATACTTCTTTTCTAATTGGTGCTGTTTCAATCGGTTGCCATTGGCTCATAACACTTGCTTCCTTTTGATTCTGGCTACTACTTCATCAAGGAATTCTTCGTCTTTGTTGAGCAAAGCGATGCCATCCTTAACTGCTTTTTCAGCTTTAATGCTGACGTATTCAGTTAAACCATTCTGTCTTTCAACTCCAGCTAACAAAAATATATTAGTTCTGCCATCCATTACCTCGACCAAGCATTCTGCAATGACGATGCGCAGGTCTTGTTTTGATAGGCTTGTATCTTGTGGCTCTGTTATACCAAGCCACTTGCGTAATGCGTTTCTGATCATGTCATTCTCCTTTTTGGTTGAGTTATGGTTTCATAGCCTATTCAATTACGATATAAGTACTTGCACGTACTTGAAAAGTGTGTACTATAGCGATAGTGCTGCAATGAGGAGAGGGGTTGCAGCTAGCACATTAACCATAGGGGCATAACCTCTCCGTGACGTTTGCTGTTATCAAGTTAGCTTTAGACCGTTCATCACGTCGCGTTGATGTTGATGGCCGTCTGCACATTGATAAAAGCCATATCAGCAAGGCGCAAGTATCACCCTACTATGGTCGTGAAATCCCTAATTTTCAGGCTTTGGGGCTTGATGAGAACAAAATTTATAAATTGTTCCGTGACCCTGTAGAGCTTGATCGTGCCGCGCCGACATTTGCGCGTTTGCCAATTCTGAAAAATCATACTGAGCAACCTGTTACCGCTGATTCGCCTGAAAAGGAATTGATTATCGGTGCGATAGGTTCTGATGTTGCTTTTAATGCGCCCTATCTGGATGCAGACCTTGTGTTTTGGGACGCGCCCTACATTGCGGCGATTGAGACTGACAAAGTTAAAGAGCTTTCCTGTGGCTACCGTTACGTTGCCGTAATGGAGTCTGGAGAGTTTGAAGGACAAGCCTACGATGGTCGAATGACGGACATTGTTGGCAACCATTTGGCACTTGTAGAGGTCGGTCGTGCCGGATCGGATGTTGTAGTGGCCGACTCTAATCCATTCATTACTGAGGTTAACGATATGAAAATGTCAAAATTGGGCAAAGCCCTGTTTGCAACATTGTCAGCGTTGTCTCCTGTGCTTGCGGCTGATGCAGCCCTTCCAGCATTGGTTGGCAAAGCCGATAAGAAAAGTTTGAAAATGCCTGAGCTTAAAGCTGCGTTGATTGCCAAGGATGCCAGTCTGGACTCTACCAAGCTGGACAGCATTCTCGATGCGATTCTGGATGTAGAGCAAGACCCTAAAGCGGTTGAGCCTGTTGCTGAATTGGGCGCTGCTGATGAGTCTCCTGCTGATAAATTACGCAAAGTGCTGGAAGGAAAAGTGGAAGATGATGTATTACAAGCCGCATTAGCTTGTGTTGCAGCTCCTGCCGCTGATGAAGATGCTGCCGGTATGACCGAAGATGATGGTGAGGAAAAAGACGTTATGAAAAAAGCAGACGTTGTTGCTGCAATGGATTCCCTGCGAGCCGGTTTGATGGCTGCACAGAAAGCCGCTGTTGATGTTCGTCCTGTTGTGGGCGATGTAATCGGTTGCGATTCTGCCGAGGAAATCTACGGCTTGGCTTTAGACCATTTGAAAGTTGACCGCAAAGACGTGACTGGTGTTGCTGCGCTGAAAGCGTTGTATACCGTTGCATCTAAAGCACAAACGGCTCCTAGCGCATTCTCCCCTACTCTGGCCGCTGATGCGGCGAACAAGGTGACGGAGTTGTTCCCTAAAGCCAACCGTTTTACACAAGCCTAATTGGAGGGCATCACTATGGGTTTCCAGACTCAAGTCAATAACAATCCAGCGTATGCGGTAGCGGGCGATTTTGCCACAGCTAACCCGCGTTCTGCTGTCGTTGCCCCTGAAGCTGGCTTTGTTGCTGGTGAAGGTGGCGTAACTGTTGGTAAATTTGCATGGGTTGGCTCTGATGGCCGCACTGTGTATAACCACGGCACTGCTCCTAATGCGCCGGACGGTTTTATCCATCGTGATCAGCAAGCGTTGATTACTGATTATTTGGGTGAAGCGTCAAACATTATCCCTGTTGGTATGCCGGTGACTATCCAGCGCACTGGCGACTATTATGCCACTGTTGTTGGTGCAACTGCCGCTACACGCGGTGCGACTATCTATGCTGACTACAGCAACGGCGATGTGGTGATTGGTTCTGCCCCTGCTTCTGTTAGTGCGACTGGCTTGATCGGTTCGACTAATACCGCTGCTTTGGGCGCTACCTTCACGGCTTCTGCTGATACTGATACTACTCGCTTGGTTGTTACTTCGGTTACTGGCTTGATTAGCGTAGGCGATAAGGTATCTGGCACTGGTATTACTGCCGGAACAACTATCCTGTCACAGGTAAGTGGTACAACTGGTGGCGCTGGTACTTATCAGTTGAGCGCGGTTAACTCTGCCTCTGCTGCTACTGTTACTGCTTTTGGCTCAGTGGTTAAGGTGACATCTACTACTGGCTTGATCAGCATTGGCGATACCATTTCTGGTGGAGCTGGCTTCCCTGTTGGTGCGACTGTGGTATCACAATCCTCTGGTACTACTGGTGGCGCTGGCAACTACGTTCTCAGTGCGGCGGGTTCCGCTTATACAGCTTCCGCTACTGGCGTTACTACTTTTGGCACTGTGCTGGATATTACTGCTGTCAGCTCCGGTGTACTTGAAGTAGGCGACCCTGTCAGCGGAACTGGTGTACCAAGTGGTGCGGTAATTACTGCGCAACTGTCTGGTACTGCTGGTGGTATTGGTACGTATCGCATCACGCCTACTGCTACTGCCTACGCGTCCTCCACTGCAATTACTGCGGTTGGCGGCGTTGCTACCACTTGGACTTCGACACTGGCTGCGGCTGTTGGCGAACTCACTGTCATCACTAAGTAAGGGGCTAAGACAATGCCAAATATGATTCTGAAAAACCTTGAGCAAACAGCTGGCATTCATTTTATGGGTGTTGATGCTGATTTGCAGATTAGCAACGTAGCGCGTGCGGTACGAATGGCTGCTGATGGTGGAATGGCTTGTGACGCTCAACCGTCACTGGTCACTGCTAGCAACAGTGGTATACCTGCATTCCTGACCACTTATATCGACCCTAAACTTATCGACGTGCTTGTATCCCCGATGCGAGCCGCTGAGGTTGTAGGTGATGAGTCGAAAAAAGGCGATTGGACCACACAGACTGCCATGTTTCCTGTTGTTGAATCTACTGGCGTTACTTCTGCCTATGGTGACTACAGCACAAACGGCGTGGCTGGTGCGAATGCCAACTTTCCACAGCGTCAATCATTCCATTATCAAACCATTACACAATGGGGAGAGCTTGAACTTGAGCGTATGGGCTTGGCGCGTATTGACTGGGCTAATCGCCAGAATATCGCTTCTGTTTTGACGCTGAACAAGTATCAGAACAAAACGTACTTCTACGGCGTTTCCGGTCTGGAAAACTTCGGCTTGCTGAATGATCCGGCTTTGGGCGCACCTATTGCTCCTACTGCTAAGGCATTGGGCGGTACTTCATGGTCTGATGCAACTGCCTTGGAAGTATTGGCAGACGTTCAAAAGCTGTTCAAACAGTTACAAACTCAGGCTAACGGCACAATTGACCTGCGCAGTGATATGACGCTGGCATTGTCTCCACAGTCTGAAACGTATCTGACTAACACCACTCAGTTCAACGTGAACGTTCAGGATTTGCTGAAAAAGAACTTCCCGAATATGAAAGTTGAAACTGCGGTTGAATACAGCACTGATGCTGGTGAGTTCATGCAATTGATTGCGAATGAGATTGAAGGCCAGCGTACAGCGTCATGCTGCTTCACTGAGAAACTTCGCGCTCATCCAATGATAGTTGCGTTGTCTAGTTTCATGCAGAAAAAATCACAGGGTACTTTTGGTACTGTGATCTATCGCCCATTCCTGATTGCTGGAATGATCGGTATTTAATGAGTCGTGTGTGTTGGAGGGGTTCGCCTCTCCTTTTTTATCAATTAGTAGGGGGAATTACGAATGGCTAATCGAGTAGTAATAGGTTGCAGACTGCCTAATGGTATTATCTTGGAGCATCCTAGCAATCCGGCTAAAACTGTATTGTTGAATGGCTTGAATAAGGTCACGATTATTGGCGCTGAATATGCGCACAATGATATTGATGCTGATTTTTGGGAAGCATGGTCAGCTGCGAACAAGGACTTTGCTCCTTTGAAGTCTGGCGCTATTTTCTTTGCCAAGAATGCGGATGAAGCGGTTGCCAAGGCGAAAGAAGTCAAAGGCAAGAAAACAGGCTTTGAGGCTATGCCGCAAAGTGTTGAAGGCATTGAAAAGGCGGCATGATAAATGACCGTTGTCGTTTTTGATGCTACGGCCTTCAAAGTAAGGTATCCGGTTTTTGCGTCAGTGAACGATGGTCTTTTGTCTGCCTGCTTTGATGAGTCGGGGATGTATCTGTCGAATGCTGACAACTCACCTATTCAAAACATTCCTGTTAGAACCCAATTGCTTTGGATGCTGACAGCGCACATTGCCTTTTTGGGTGGTGCGTTGAATGCTGATGGTAGCGCACAACCTGTAGGCCGCGTGTCACAAGCTGCCGAAGGCTCAGTGAGTGCGTCATTTGACTACGTGACGGCTACGCCGGGTTCTGGTGCATGGTTCAACCAGACACAATGGGGTGCATCATTCTGGCAGGCCACAAGCTCGCTGCGTGGTTTTCGTTATATGCCGCGCCCTACGTTGCGGTGTTGCTGATGGCTACCGAGCTAGTGACGCTTGAAGGTGGTAATAAGCTGGATGGTGCATTGTTGGCTATTCTGAAAAAGCTGGATGTTGGCGAATTGTCTGTAGGCTTTATGGAAGGAGCGACTTATCCCGATGGTACGCCAGTAGCGGCAGTTGCTTTCTGGAATGAGTTTGGTCATGGCGGTACTTTTCCTTCGCCTCCCCGTCCGTTTTTCCGCCCGATGGTGGCTAATGAAGCGCCTACATGGGCTGGTAAGTTGGGCAGATTGATTAAGTCTACGGGTGGCGATGGCAAGAAAGCTATGGGTATGCTTGGAGAGGATATCGGGGCTGCATTACAACAAAGCATCATTGCCGTTAAGTCGCCTGCACTGTCCCCTACTACGTTGATGTTGCGTAAGAAGTTTGGCAATGACCCATCAAAGATTAAAGCCAGCGATGTACTGCAAGCTCAACATGACGTTGCATCCGGCAAAAGTGGAGCTTCCGGCACACAAGCCAAGCCGCTTATCTGGACTGGCACGATGATGAGTAGCATTACTTACACAGTAGGCGATGGTGAGAAAGTGAAAATTCCTTACAGTGGCAAGTCATGAACCTGCGCGGGATTGCTAACAGTGTCAGTCAAGTGGTGAATCCTAATATCCCTGTGACGGTGCGCGTGTCGGACGGTTACACAGAAGGCGCGGGCAGAAAGCAAGTCCCTAGCTATCTTCCTGACGTTGAAGGCTTTGGGCAGTTGCAGGCACTTGATGGCGACGATTTGAAGCAAATGGACGGATTGAATATTCAGGGCGTTATCAAGGCTCTGTACCTGTACGGCAACGTTGCTGGTGTTATCCGCCCCGATAGCAAAGGCGGAGATTTAATTATTATTGATGGCAGAACATGGCTGGTTGTCAAAGTGCTTGAAGGTTGGGCGCAATGGACAAAGATAGCCATACGATTACAGGATGATGCTGATGTATGAGATAAGCATTGTCATTGATGAGATTATTGACGCACTAGCTGATTTTATTGAGCCATTTGTTGGCGATGCAAAAATTATCCGCGGACAGGTAAACCGCACTCCTCCACCAAAAGGTGGCTATGTTGAGCTGACTGAGATTCTGTCGGTAGATTTGGCTATACCGTACCAAACCTATGCTGACAACGTAGACCCTGATCTTGCTGCTATGAATTTAGTCGGCAGGGTTCGCTCTGATATTCAGGTTGACTTCTATGGCGATGATTCCGGTAGCTGGTGTCGCATTATCCAGAATGCTATTCGTACAGGTTACGGGTTCGACAAGTTTCCTGAAAACATCAAACCGTTGTACTCCACCGATGGATTCCAGCATCCTTGGAATAGTGGCGAACAACAATCAACCACACGGTGGACATTAACCGTGTCAACTCAGTATAATCCACTAGTTACTGTTCCTCAGCAATATGCTGCCGAACTTGATATGACTGTGTGGACTCCAGTCGATATAACGTGAGGTAAGATTATGATTCCTGCTAGCAATATTGTACAAGTCAATCCCGGCGTTATCAGTTCTGGTGGCAACCCTTTATCGCTGAATGGCGTAATGGTAACCAATAACGGACTTTTAGCGGCTGGCGCTCCAATGTCTTTTACTAGCGCTAATTCAGTCAAGAATTATTTTGGTTCTGCTTCTGATGAATATGCCCAAGCTATTATTTATTTTAACGGCTATGACAACTCTACTGTTAAGCCCGGAACCATGTGGTTTATGCGATTTGTTGTTTCTGATCAAGTTCCTCAAGGCCGTGGCGGTTCTGCTGTTGGATTGACGTTAACACAAATTCAGGCGCTTAGCGGAACTGTTGTAGTGAATGTTAATGGGACTGTTGTTACATCCAGCTCAATTAACTTATCTGTTGCAACAAGTTTTAGCGATGCGGCAGATATTATTAATGATGCTTTTACAGGAGGTCAGGTTGAATTTTCTTGGCAGTCTGATATCAATGCTTTCGTATGGGCAGCGGTTTTATTGACTCCGGGTGCAGGTACTACTATGGGGTTCCCATCAGGAACTATTGCCACTGGATTAAAGATGACTGATGCAACTGGAGCAATAACTTCTCCGGGATTTGATCAGGATACTCCTACAACAGTTATGGATAGATTGGTTCAATATACTCAAAATTGGGTTTGTTTTTCTTCCATGTTTGAGCCAATTCTTGAATATAAAACTGAATTTGCTGAATGGGCAAATGCTCAGGATCAGCGATATGTGTATGTGGCATGGGATACCGATACCGATGCAACAGAGAATGGCAACCTTACCTGCTTTGGCGTGTTGGCAAAAGAGGCTGAGTGGAATGCAGTACTGCCACTTTATAACACCGTAGACCTCGCATCATTTGTAATGGGGCTGGTGGCATCCATTGATTTTTCACGACAGAATGCCCGTATAACTGCTGCCTTTAAGCATCAATCTGGCATGGCTGATACGGTAACTGACGAACAGATTGCAGCTAATTTGCTTGAAAATGGCTATAGTTTTTATGGTATCTATGCTACTGCGAACGACGATTTTTCATTCCTGTATAACGGACAGGTAAGTGGTCAATGGAAGTGGTTGGATACGTTTGTCAATCAGGTCTATTTGAACAATCAGTTCCAGTTAGCGCTAATGTCATTCCTGACACAGATACCATCCATTCCTTACAATCAGGATGGGTACAATCTTATTCGTCTGGTAATGCAAGACCCTATCAATCAGTTCCAGAATTTTGGTGGATTACGTGCTGGTGTTGTATTGTCTGAGGCGCAGAAAGCACAAATTAATGCGGCAGCTGGTTTGGATGTTGCGAGCATCATCGAGACACAGGGTTACTACTTGCAGATTCTTGATCCGGGTGCGCAGGCGCGTGGTTTGCGTCAAACGCCTATTATCAACTTTTGGTATACCGATGGTGGCGCTGTCCAGCAAATCACTCTCGCTTCAATCGACATAATGTAAGGGGTTTACGATCATGGCTGCTGAGACAACAATTACCAGTGCAAATAGCGTATTGACTTTTCTGGTTCCGGGCTTGTTCCCTGTTCCTATCACGATGCGCGGATTCAGTTCAGACAGTGCTTTTACTGCTGATGCTGTAGATTTGGCAGAAGTTAACATGGGTGTAGATGGCCGTATGACAGCAGGCTATACCCCTAATCCTGTCAAGATGACAGTGAGCTTGCAGGCTGATAGTCCGAGCAAGTCATTCTTCACTACGCTGGTTCAGGCAATGAAGACGGCTCGAGAGGTCTATTACATCAGCGGTAGCCTTGCATTGCCTTCTACGGGCGAATCGTTTGCTATGACTCGCGGTATTTTGACTACGCCAAAACAAGTGCCAGATGGCAAGAAAGTATTGCAAGCAATGGATTTTGTCATTACGTGGGAACGTATAGACCGTTCATTGCTGTAACAGTTTCGGCCACGCAGCCGTATGGTTAATCCTGCGGTGCAGTCCTCTCCCTACTGCCGCGTGAGCCGATCTAATTAGGGAGTCCGTTTGGGAGAGAACAATGCGGAAAAAGTCTATTGTAACAATTACCGATCAAAACCGAGACAAGGGCAAGGCATTTCAGATTGATGAAATGCCAGCAAGTCAGGGTGAGGCGTGGGCTACCAGAGCTATTCTTGCCTTGATGGCTGGTGGTATAGAGTTGCCAGAAGGATTTGAACGCCTTGGTATGGCAGGTATGGCTGAGGTTGGTTTACGTGCGCTGGCTGGATTGAAGTATGAAGTCGCCGAGCCGTTGCTGGCTGAAATGATGGGATGTGTGTCGATGATTCCAGACCCTTCCAAGCCTCAGGTGGTGCGTCCGTTGATTGAGGAGGATATTGAGGAAATATCAACCCGCGTAAAATTGCGTGCAGAGGTGTGGAAGTTACACACGGATTTTTTGCAAGCCGCCAACCCGTCAGTTTCCGGCCAATCAGTGCCAGCGGTCGGCGGCAAAAAGCGTTGATTAACTACGTGAACGTGCCGGCGTCAATAGGTCGAGTCCTGTCTTCAAAGATGGCGACTTTGCATGAGTTGGATACGGTTCACGGCTGTTCAGATTTGTACATGATGCTGGAAGTGATTATGGTTGACGATTACAACCAAGCCTTGATGAATAGCGACTAATGGCTACTGTAATTGACAGTTTACTTGTTAAGTTGGGGCTAGATACCTCCGACTATGACAAGGGGCGCAAGAAAGTCTCTGATGCTCAGAAAGGCTTGGGCAATGAGGCTAAAGCTACTGGTAAAAAGGTCAAGGATGCTGGCAAGGAAGGCGCGTCTGGATTTTCTGATATGGCTAAAGAGGCTACCAAGTTTCTAGCGGTATTAGGTGGAACTGCGGTAATCAAAAACTTCATTCAGGACACGATTGAATCGTCCTCGGCTGTTGAGCGTTTCTCACGAAACCTTGGCAGCAGTGTCGAGACTGTAAGCGCATGGGGCAATGCTGCCGAAGTAGCTGGTGGCAGTGCCGAGGGCTTGCAAGGCACAATGGATATGCTGAGTAAGTCACAGACTGAATTGCAGCTTACAGGCCAGTCTGGGCTAATTCCTTATCTATCGGCGCTTGGCGTATCCATGGCAGATTTGAACGGCAACGCACGTCCTGTCAATGATATGTTGCTGGATATGGCTGACAAGTTTTCAGGCATGGATAGACGCACTGCTAATAACCTCGGTCAAATGATGGGGATTGACCCCGGTACAATGAATTTGTTGTTGCAAGGCCGCATTGCTGTTGAGGCCATGATTGCTAGCCAGAAAGAATTGGGCGTAGTGACCAAGGAACAGGCAGAAAGTGCGGAGCGATTCCGTCAACAAACCGTATTATTCAAACAGGAAATGAATGCTACTGGGCGTGATTTGGTGGCTAATTTAATCCCCGTGCTGGAAAAGCTATTCAGTATTTTCGATGGGCTTGGTAAGTGGATTAGAGACAATCAGACATTTGTGCAGACGTTCCTTACTATTCTCGCTGTAGGGCTTGGCGCTGTCGGTTTAGCTGCTATCCCTATCAATCTGACAGTAGTAGCGTTTGTTGCGCTAGCTGCTGCTATGGCGGCACTGTACGACGACTATAAGACATTCAAAAACGGCGGCGATTCTGCTATGCCGTGGGATTACTGGATTCCTAAACTTGAAAAGGCTTATGAGTGGCTGACCAAGGTCAAGGATAAAATAAACGAGTACGGCTACAACATAGCAACAAAGATATTCGGTACAGTCGGCGCTGGTATTGCAGCTTATAACGGTGACAAGAAAGGAATGCAAGCTGCTTATGACGGAGGCCGTGGTGTTTATCAAAAGCCTATTGCAGCCTCTGCTGATGGCGGCGGAGATTTATCTGCAAAACTGGCGGCGGCGGAAAAAGCTAATGGGTTACCCGCTGGACTATTAAGCTCAATTCGCCAGCAAGAAACAGGTGGCAATCAAGCATACATCGATGACCCGTCAAAGTACCACTATGGATTAAATTCAGAAGGCAAACGCATTGCTGGGCATACCGGAAAAGTATCGACAGCATTCGGTCCATTTGGGCTGTTAGAGTCTACGGCGCGTGATCCGGGTTACGGCGTTGCGCCACTGAAAGATAAAAGTCTTGATGAGCAAATACGCTTTGCTGCTGAGTACGCGGCGGCGCGCGGTAGAAGTGCTGGTAGTTTGGAAGCTGGCATGGCTGGCTATGGTGAGGGTGGCGCGTACAGTAGAAGCGTGATGGGCAGATTGTCAGGCATACCCGGCGCAGGTCAGGCTGGCGCTGGTTCTGCTACGGCTGGTAGCTCTGTCGGCGGTAGCCGCACTGTTACTGTGGGAGAGGTCAAGATTTATACCCAAGCGAATGACGCAGAGGGTATTGCTAGGGATATGGCTGGTGCGTTGGCACAACAGGATTACCTTGCAGTGTCACAAGCTAATAGTGGGCAGATGTAATGTCACTGATACCCTTCCCTAATGTACCTGATACCGCTGGCGTTCCCAATATACCGAGGTCTTTAGAGTTTCCGCCAATTGGTGATATTGGTGCAAGTGTTTTGTCTGGTGTTCAGGGTGCGTTGTGGCGGGCGTTTCAGGTAGATCAGAAATGGGGTATCTGGACATTGAAGGATGGACAGCCCTCTACCCTGCTTGCTGATCAAAGTCTGTTTTCAGGCTTTGCTGGTGTTGCGGTTCAATCTGTGGGTGGATTGTTACCGGGCAATTTAATCGGCAGCGCTACTTTATCCACAGGCAGTCTGGACTATTCAAAGGAAATGAAAGTTTCAGATTTTCCTGTTGAGCGCGGCGGCTTTGCCAGTTACAACAAGGTAGAAATGCCCGCTAATCCTGTGATGGTATTGTACTTTTCTGGCACCGAGACTGAGCGCCAGAAGTTTATCAATACGATAGATGCGGCTACAAAATCGCTTGAATTGTTTGCCATTGTCACGCCTGAGGTGAATTATATCGGCTATACGATGGAACGGTATGCGTACCGCCGCGCCAATAATCAAGGCGCTTATATGTACATTGTTGAAGTGCCATTGAAAGAAGTCCGTGAGGTAACTTCGATTTATTCCGTATCGAACAAGGGTGGCGTGGAAAAATCCAAGACTGCCAGCGCAGAGCCGCCAGTTGATAATGGGAAAACGCAAGCTGGGGAGCCAAAGACTTCTGTTTTGAAATCGGTGGTGAATAAGGCTGGCGAGCTGACTGATTCATTTATTAACTTTGTGAGTGGCGGATGATGCAACAGATTCCACTACAATCTATCCCGTCCCAGATTGTCCGTTGTGTGCTTGGCGGTCAGAATGTGCAATTATTCTTTTATCAGAAAGAGCAAGGATTATTTGCTGATGTAATATCCAATGGTGCAACGATTGTATCAGGGGTTATTTGTCAGGACGTGAATCCTTTTGTGTGCATCCAGTACACTGGCTTTCTCGGTAATTTGATGTTTACTGATACACAAGGAAATAATGATCCCTATTACACAGGACTTGCAGACAGGTATGCACTGGTTTATCTGACAGAGGAAGAATATGACCTCTTTCAGCAATAAAAAGCAGCTTCGATTCGTCATTACTTTAGGGACAGAATCTTTCCCAGATGGTCGCGTTATTCAAAAATCCTTTGCCAGTGGCGGGATTAACCAGATAACAATTCAGGGTCTGCGAGCCTCTATCAGTATTGATAAAGCTGGCGGCGTTCAGAATAGCATGCTAAGGGCAAGAATATGGGGCGTAAAAGAGTCCGATATGCGGGCATGCACAACGCTGAAATGGAAGCCGCTTGAGGCTATAAAAAATACTGTACAGGTTTTTGCTATTGATGGTGAGGTAGAGACTTTAGTTTTTGCCGGTAACATTGTAAATGCGTGGGGCGATTATCAGTCTATCCCTGATGTTTTTTTGTATATCGAAGCGCAGTCAGCCTATTTTGCGCAGATCAATCCAGCCGCACCACGAAGCTATCAAGGGGCATTAGATGCTGCCGAGGCATTGCGCCAGATAGCCGAGCAAATGGGTTTGACGATGGAAGTCAACGGCGCAAAAGCCATGTTGAATGATATTTATGTCGCCAACACTTTGACTGAGCAAGCCAAGGAAATAGTCAAAGCCGCTAATTTTGATATGTACATCGACGATAAAACAATGGCTATCTGCCCAAAATACGGGGCTAGAGCGCAAAGTTTTATACCGGATATTTCAGCTCAGACCGGCATGGTGGGATATCCGACTTTTGATGGTATAGGCGTAGCATTTGTGACGTTATTTAATCCGGCCATACTGTTTGGTGGAAAGGTTAATGTGATAACGGATATACCTCAAGCCGCTGGCGAGTGGAATGTTTCAAGCATAGCTCACCGCCTAGAGTGCGAAAAGCCAAACGGCCAATGGTTCTCAACGGTTAGGGGGAGTTTAGGTCAATATGCCATCGTCAGATAATATCCCCAATGGATTTATAGATAATAATTCAGCGTCAGGCCGCTGGAATATACAGAACTTCCAGATTCAGCAATCGCTGGCGAAAATGAACACCTCGACATTGGTCGAGATTGTATCGTGTACCAATGAGGGCGGCTTATCCCCTGTTGGCTTTGTCAATGTTATTCCGATGGTCAATCAGGTTGATGCAGCCGGTAATGCAATACCGCATACCACTATTTTTAATGTCCCATATTCCCGCATACAGGGCGGCACGGACGCGATTATTATTGACCCAAAGGCTGGCGATATTGGTATTGCATTATTTGCATCGCGGGATATTTCAAAAGTCAAATCTACAAAAAAAAGTGGCAATCCCGGCAGTGGGCGTACTTTTAGTTACTCGGATGCAATGTATATTGGTGGTCTATTAAACGGTACGCCCAGCCAATATGTACGCTTTTCTGCCGATGGTGTCGAGATAAACAGTCCTGTAGAGGTCAAGGCGGTTGTCGGTGACAACAGCATCGTCTTGGATACAACATCCTGCACAACAACAATTGGCAGTAACACAGTATTGGTTGATAGTACACAGTGGAAAGCCACTATTGCAGGACAAACATTATTACTAGATTCATCTGGTTTGTGGCATAATGGTGTGAGTATAGGCTCTACACACCAACATTTGGATATTACTAACACTACAGTATTTACAGGCACTCCAGTCGTATGATGTATAACACTTTGCTTTTGGATAGGACGGTTTGGGATTTAGTGCTTGACAGTGCTGGCAATATCGCTATGGCTTCGCCACCGTATGCTTTAGAGCAAGATGTTGCTAGCGCGGTGCAGTTGTATTTAGGTGAGTTGTGGTTTCAGGGCAATAAGGGCATACCATACTTCCAACAAGTTTTAGGCCAATTTCCACCATTATCTTTACTGGTTGGCTTGGTTGAAAAAGCGGCATTAACGGTATCCGGCGTAGTGAATGCGCAATGTGTAATTACAACTTTTGATTCTCGGCAGGTGACTGGTGAGATACGATTTATAGACGAAACGGGGGCGGCTCTCGGTGTCAGTTTCTAGTGTTCCACCATTAGTCTTTACCCTTGCTGGTGTTGTTGTACCGACTGAGACCGATATTCTCGCTGGCGTACTTGAAGATACCAATGCTGCTTTTGGTGGCGGCCTGTCTCAAAATCTGGATACACCACAGGGGCAGTTATCATCCAGTGAAGCGGCGGTTATCGCTGATAAAAACGCTGAAATACTTTATATCTCCAATCAGGTTGATCCGCTTTTTTCATCCGGTCGATGGCAAGATGCTATAGGGCGCATCTATTTTCTTACACGCAAACCTGCATTGCCTACCGTTGTATTATGTACCTTAAATGGTGTAGCAGGAACAACTATACCGGCTGGCACATTAGCGCAAGACACTAGCGGTTTTTTATATGCCTGTGTTGGCACAGTAGTTATTCCTGCATCCGGTTTGATTAGTGTTGAGTTCCAAAATCTTGAAACGGGAGCAATTCCTTGTGCAGCAGGAGCTTTAAGTATTGCTTTCCAGTCTATACCGGGGTGGGATACGATAACCAATCCAGACGCAGGAATATTGGGATCAAACGTAGAAAGTCGGCAGGAATTTGAATATCGCCGCAAAAACTCTGTGGCCGTAAATGCCAATGGCACAGTAGGCGCGATTTATGGTGCAGTATTTAATGTACTGAATATCATTGATTGTTTTGTTGTAGATAACTCGACCAATGCCACTGTCGATTATGGCGCAACCAATTACCCTTTGTTGCCGCATTCTGTCTATGTGGCGGCGGTAGGTGGTACTGATGCGGATGTTGCCAATGCGATATGGACAAAGAAAGACTTAGGATGTGACATGAACGGCAATACGACTGTCACAGTTTCTGATACGTCCGGCTACAACTTCCCGTATCCAACCTACGATATAAAGTTTGAGCGCCCATCATCGCTGCCCATTCTGTTTGCTGTCGATATTGTTGATGATCCTGACTTGCCAAACGATATTGAGCAGCGTATAAAAGATGCAATTATTGCACGGTTCAACGGCATTGATGGCACTTCACGCGAGCGTATCGGTTCGTATGTATTGGCGTCCCGTTATTACGGCGCGGTGGGCTTAACTGCTACCAATATCCAGCCATTATCTATTTTGATCGGTACGGTAACGGCTGATCAGCCGCGTGTTGAAGTTGGCATTGACCAATATCCCACTATTAACGAAGACAATATCACGGTGACTCTCGTATGATCGAAGTTGACCGCACCATTATCAGCCAGTATTCAAGCAGCCCTACGCTAGTGCAACTAATCCACAATCTAGACGCTTACATAGACCCAAGAGCTGATATTGACGAGTTCTATAGTTTCGTCTGGAATGTGGATACTGCCCAAGGTTTCGGGTTAGATATTTGGGGAAGAATAGTTGGTGTCGGTAGAGATTTGAATTTAGTATCTGTAGATTATTTTGGTTTTAAAGAGGCGTTGCCCGGTTCATTCCCTTTTGATGAGGCGCCATTTTATAATGGTGGCGGCACAACCAATGTATTTACATTAGCTGATGATGCTTACCGTAAACTCATATTGACCAAGGCATTATTTAACATTGTTTCTACGAATGCGCCTTCGACTAATATGTTATTGCAGAATCTTTTTAGCGATAGAGGTGCTGCATACATACTAGATTTAGGCGGTATGCAAGTGCAATACACGTTTGAGTTTGAGCTGACTGAGGTCGAGTATGCAATTGTTACACAGTCCGGCGCTATCCCTATTCCTGCCGGTGTCGAGGCTTTTTATGTTGAAACCGTATAAGAAGGTGACGTATGCAATTATCTGATTCGCCTGACAAGATAACGCTAGAGTTTGCCGCTGATGGCGATAAAAACACAATTCCTGTTGCATCAAGTCCTACTCCCGGCAGGGCTTCTTTTGAAGATGGTTTTCCTCCCATAACACGCACCCCGCTTGGAAGTGGTGGCATACCGCCGTTTGGTCTGGATATGAACGGTATTCTGTTCGACCTGTCTGCTATTTCTAGATGGATGAATGCAGGCGCTGGTTTTGTCTATGACGGCACTTTTGCTGCTGATTCAGATGTTGGTGGTTATCCAAAAGGCTCTGAATTGGTTTGTTCGGATGGTGTTGGCAGCTGGCTAAATATATCTGACAACAACGCAGCTGATCCAGATGCAGGTGGTTCTGGATGGGTTCCCGGTGTGCGTTATGGTAGTGCTACGATTGCCGTGAGTAATTCTAATGTGACACTAACTGCGGAACAGTACAGAAAACCTATTATTATTATGACTGGCGTTCTTACAGCTAATATTAATTTGATTTTCCCGGAACTAATAAGTCAATGGGTGATTGACAATAGAACAACCGGATCATTTTCTGTTACATGCAAAACCGCTAGCGGTACTGGTGTTATTATTCCAACAACGGCTCCCATTTGGGGCGATGGCGTCAACCTATATTTATCAGCACTTGATTCTAATTTCTCAATGGCTGACATTTGCACTCACGCTACTGGCACTAACAATGCTTTGGTAGCCATATTCCCCAACATTTCCCCCACTGTTTACACGGATGGCATTCCTTTTTATGTTCGGGCGGCTGGCGCTAATACGGTTGACAACCCAACGATGACATTTAACCCAGGTGTGCTGGCACCTAAAACGCTTGTTAAATACAACGCCCAACCTCTGGGGATTGGGTCAAACGGTGGTATTGCTGGCGCTGGCCATTGGTTATGTGTTCAATACGATTCGACGTTGGATAAAATTGTATTGGCTAATCCGGCACAAATAGCACCATTGATCAGCGTGTCAACCCTCGAGCAATCTTATTCAAGGTTAACGAATCTTTATACATTTACAAATCCGCTTGGTGTGGTGCCAAAATCTGCACAACTTGTTTTTATTTGTACGAGTGCTGACGGCGGTTTTTCACCGGGCGATATCGTATTATTGCCTGCTAGCCAATCACAACAAACCACAGTGGCAGCTTGGGGTTATGTCACAAAATTTACAACAACACAGGTGCTTCTATCAATAGACACTGACGATGGAATGTTAATTCACAAATGGGATGGGGATGGAAGTTTTGAACCGGCAACCGGAAAATGGACACTTGGGTATTATATAATTGGATAATTTTTTTTCAATTTTAGGGGTATAAGATGGCAACTATAGGCGCAATAGGCATAACAGAAAGTTGGACTAAAATATATGATGGCCTTATTGATGGTGTTTTTTGTGGCGGCATTCAATCTTTAGGTGCTGGTATAACTTATGTACGCGTTCAAACTGGCGATGCATCACCAAATAATCTAAGTGGCTTTATGTTGGGAAGTGACATATATCCTATAAAAGTTTTGGCAACTGAATCGTTATGGGCTAGAGCCTCTAGCGTATCGGGAAGTGTTATTCTAGGATAATTTTCTATGGCTTCTGGGAATTTTTTTGCATGTGGTAATCGATGGTGGTCATGTGGATTGAGCATTGCTTTTATCGGAGATTCGACTACCGATTGGGGGTTCATTCCGCGTTTTGTGGCTGATGGATTTGGAGGAATTATTTCCGATGCTGAGGACGTAGCAGGGGAAGGAACGGTAACTCTGTATGATGATGCTACTCTGCAATGGGCGGCGGAAGGAGATACATCGGGTGCGAGAACTTCTTTTGTGTATGGTAGAAAATACTGGTATGAGTCCGGATCGCCAAACAAGGGCGTGTCAATTATTGTGCCGCCAGAATATGCGCCTTTTGCCAGCGCCGAAGGAACGCCGATACCGATAACCATGTTATCCAATGATGTCATGGGTGGCCGTGATGAAGCGCCATATGTTTTTGGTCAGATACTATCAGGCCAGCGTTTTATTATGACTTCTAATCAGGGCTTGGCTGGTCAGCGTGCCGAGCAAATTCTATTAAGAATTGCTGATGCTTGGGAAAAAGATACGTTCGGCAGGCCATTGGAAAAAAGGCCGACACACATAGTAGTATTGGTTGGCATCAATGATGTAGCCTATATAAATGGTGGCGAAGCGCCTTACGGTGTTGAAGAAGTAAAGGGCTGGCTAAATGATATTCGTGACGCTGTTTTGGCTGAAGGAATAATGCCGATATTTGGCAATCTTGTAACCGAGTCCCCATCGCCGTTGGAAATATCACTCATTGCCGAATTGAATTTACACATAGCTGGCATGGGTGTGCCTTTTGTTGATTATCATGCGGCTTGCAATGGTGTTGCGGGTGCAATGGCTGGCCCACATTATACAACGCTTGGCTCGAAACTTGGGGGAGATGTGCTGGCTGAATTGCTTGAATCAATTGCAGGGCAGGGAGCTTCCCACTTTGCTATGGGATCAGGCACAACCAATCTAATTGTCAACGGTGAGCTGGCTGGTACTTCCGGCACGTTGACAGGCATGACTGGCGTTGCCGCTGCCGATGCTAAGTCTACCTTTACTGGTGTTGGTGTTTGCGTTGCTTCAAAAGAGATTGTGACCGGAGAAAATGACAAACAGGTATTTACTGTTGTCGGCGCAGTTGCTGGTGCTACTATCCTGATGGAGTTTGACCCATTGTGGTCTATCGGCCAAAACATATTTGGCGGTGTTGATTTTGAAGTAACCGGCGATGGTGTTAGTAATGTCAACTGTTATATGTCATTCACCGATGCCGGTAATACGCGCACAGAAACATGCCAAGCTCTTACCCCTTTATCTAATCATGCGATGGGTGAGTTGGCTGGTATATTACAAACACCTAATTTTGTTGTTCCGACTTATTACGATTCGGGCAAGTTTTACATCAAGGTTATTTTGTCTACTGGCAATTCTGTAATTAAGTTTCAGAATGCCGGTGTTAAATTGGCGCAGTAAGCGCAAGACGCGCAAGGGGTAGTGGGGTGAGTGTGGCAGAACATGAGGCTAGAATTGCGGTACTTGAGAGAGACCGCGACGATTTTAAGGATGTTGTCGTAGAGATACGCAATAGCCTGCAATCGCTGGTACGTCTTGAAGAACGCCATGCTGAGGCTGCCCGCGCTAATGCCCGTGCCTTTGACGAAATACGCCTTACTAATGCCCGCTTAACCGTGATTGAGCGCGACATGCCGGCACTGCTAGAGGCTAGAAAGTTGATAGTCGGTGCGGTGTGTGTTGTGTTGTTGGCAGTTGGGGGTGGGGTGCTTGCGCTGGTTGGGCTTGGCAAGTGAACCTGCTTGATTATTTCGGCGGCAACCGTGAAGCCATCACAATCGGCTGCGGCTTATTCACTACTATTTTGTGCTATGCAGGCAAGATAGACGGCACTGTTTACGCTGCGGTGATTATTGCCACAGTTGGGGCGTATATCGGCGGCGTGACAACGCAATCCATAAAGCAGGGGCAGTGATGCCAAAATCCATTGATATCATAATCGACGATATAATCAGAGCCGAGGGTGGCTATTCTGATAATCACAATGATGCTGGTGGAAAAACATGCTGGGGCATTACTGAGGCGGTAGCGCGTTCCAATAATTACTTTGGTGATATGCGCGACTTGCCCAAAGATTTTGCACGTTCAATCTATTACAAAATCTATGTTGTGAAACCCAAGTTTGACCGAGTGCTATTGCTGTCTGATTCAATCGCCAGCGAGATCGTGGATACTGGTGTGAACATGGGTACTGCTACGGCCTGCATCATGCTACAGAGTGCGCTGAATGCGTTTAACAACGGCGGCAAGTTGTATCCTGACCTGTTGCCGGATGGTGATTGTGGCGATAAGACTGTGAATGCATTAGCGGCCTATCTGAAAGCTCGATTAAAAGACGATGGCGAACGTGTTCTATTGGTTGCGCTGAATTGCTTGCAGGGTGCGCGTTACATTGATATTGCGGCTGCTAACGTGAAGAATGAGATATTCTGTTTTGGCTGGCTGAAAAACCGCGTGAGTGCGCAAGTGTGATAAAAGCGCCGATACTCAAACCCGCGTGGAATGCAATCTATAACTCATGGGGCTTTGAGTTAATGGAGGATTACGCATTCTCAATAGTTGGCGGCGGTGTTCTGACAGTGCCAGCTGGTTTTTGGTATAACTCTGCCAATATACCCAAACCTTTTTGGCAAATAACATATTCGCCTTTTGATCCTATTATATTGACAGGGGCGCTGGCGCATGACTGGCTATATACATCAAAACAAGTTAGCCGAGAAGTCGCCGATAAAACACTAGAAGAATATTTGGTCGAGTTTGGCGGAAATAAAATTAAAGCCGATGCAATACTTTTAGCTGTTAGAGTGTTTGGATCTTCTAGTTGGGATGACTCATATAAAGATATTCGATATTTGAATAGCCTAAGAGCAAAGATAAAATCATCTGGTAGAAGTTTAATGAAATATGGCCTATAGCATTCCGCACGGATGTAATTCTCTTTTTGCCTTAATGTAGGCTTTACTAGCATCCTCAGCGGTTTGGTGGCTACCTAAATATATTTGCTTGCCGTCAACTGATATGCTCGCAATAAAACTATTTTTCTGCTTATGCACTCCGAGCATTTTAAGTTTGTTTTGACAGTTGGATTTTATTCTGTTTTGCAGATTCTTATTATTGGTTATCTCCCTCAAATTATTTATTGAATTATCAGATTTATTCGTGTTTATATGATCTAAAAAATCAGATGGCCATTTTCCATAATGCAACAACCAAGCAATTCTATGAGAGTAATAACTTCGACTATTTATTTTTATTCTATAATAGCCGTCTTCTTTTAATGTTCCAGCGACTTGGCCTATTTTTGTGCGCCCATTTCTCGTTGTTTTCCAAGTAAATAATCCAGTGCCGCTGTCATAATTAAGTATTGAATTAACAAAATCAAAAGTAAGCATACATAAACCTTGCGCCCACAAAAAAGCGCTCTAGTAGATGGCCTGTCAGACGGGGAAGTATCGCTACCTACCCCAAGCCACCTGCTAAAACGCTTCTTGTCGGGTCTGACACCAACCCGACTACTATATAAAACTATCGCTAAAAAGGCAAATCCGAATCAAAATCTGGATCATCCTGCCTTGTCAAAATTGTCGTAATCAACTCTATCACTAGGCAGCGCGTCCACTGCTTTCTTTTTTACCTCAAACTTCATCGATATTGTTTCGCCTCGGCTTGTCTGCTTATCCCATCCCGATACCCAATACTGCACGCCGTTAATTTCTGCGCTGCCTTTTCTGTCAGGCCGGTTAGGATTGCCTTCTTTATCGGCTAGGAATAGAACGCCGGTCATTTCGTTGTCGTATTGCTTGTCGGCCATAAATACCTCTGGTGTAATTGCTGCTTTATCGGATGTTATGCACCATCCTTGGTGTCGATAAGGAGTTATACGGCAATCAGTTCGTTCTTCACCAGCCAAGCAATAACCTTGTCTGGGTCAAAACTGTAAACTCTGCCGCGTTCTGTCTCGCTTAATAGTTCCCCGCGTGGGAATCCTTTGGGTTTCTTTGTGCCTCGCCCAAAAACAAGCGTCATTCCACATACACTACCTTGCGCCTTTGCTTCTTGTGCGTCTTTGTAAAGCTGTTCCGGTGTCATAATTTTTCCTCTGTAATTAGTTGCCGTATAACTGTCGCTTCAAGGCCGTTCGCTTTGCTCACTGGACTGCGCTAACGCGCAGCCCCTTAAGCTGGTGTTATGCACCAATGCTTTCCGCTAAAACTTTCAGCAGTGAAATTGCTCTATCGACGCGGTAATTACTGCGCCCTT